TATCAAAAAGCAACAAATGCCAAGCAAATATTATGGTATCTTAAAACACCAACTAAAACAAAAGATGCTGAATATATTGCAATGACATTAGATGATTATTCAGAACCTTATAATATTTGTAAACATATAGTTAAGGTTATGGGTAATTATCTTAAAACAGTAGATACCCCTATTGATGTAAAAAATTCTTTAGTACCAAATCCGGATAACTGGATATGGAAAGAACCCACAGTTCTGGAAGCTAGAAAAAAAGTATGGGGATATTAACCAAAAAATCCCTTTAGGTTTTTGCCTAGAGGGGTTATATTAATCAAAGAAATGGAGTTCGATATGATTATAGATGAAAATTCAAAACCAAGAGAAAAACTAAAAGCATGGTATTTATTTACAGATTCCTTTATTTCTGGAACAAGTCATAATACCAACTTGGAAGTTGGCATATACATTAGATTGTTATGTTGGAACTGGAATAAAAGATGTTCTGGAATACCTAGTGATAAAAATACTTATTATAGGATTGCAAGTTGCCATTCTGATGATGAAAAAATAGCTTGTGATAATGTTATTAGAGAGTTTTTTGTTTTAGTTAATGACCATTACCAGAACGAAAAACAACTAGAAGAATATCTTTATATTACTAGAAGAATGGAAGCATCTAGGGAAAATGGCAGGTTAGGTGGTAGACCAAAAAAACCTAGCCAAAACCCCCCTACCCTTACCACTACCAATACCACTTACCCAAAAAAAATAAATAAGATTACTTATTCCCCTCATTTTTTAAAATTTTGGGATAATGTATGTAATAAAGTTAGCAAGGGTATAGCTGAAAAGAATTATGTGAAATTAGACGAAGAATGGCTAGTAAAACCAGATGAATTAGCTACAATGTATAATAACTATTATAATTCTGTTGAGGATAAACAATTTGCTAAACAACCTGCTTTCTGGTTATCAGCTAAAAAATATTTAGATGAACAGCCTAAAAAAGAAAATAATGAAAAAATAGATAAATTAGCAATGAGAATAAAAATTTTTAAAGATGCTATTGAAAAGAAAGAAGCTAGTGCTTGGATAAAAAAATATGCTAGGCAAAATTGTTATGATGTAAAAGAAGCAGTCGATTGTGGTTATATAAGCAAAGAAGATGCATATAAATATTTAGACATGGAAGGTTGGATTTAATGTTTTTGGATAATGGTTTGACATTAGATGAACAAGAAAGAATGGATAATATCTATGAATCTTTAATGTCAGACCTAAAAACTGTAAATATTAAATTATATCAAACACTTAGGGCAAATGAACTTACTGAAAAAGATGTTATGAAACTTATTTATAGCAAAAAAGAAAAGGTTGTAGAAAATGAGCAAGGTCAATATCAATTATTTGAGGAAGAAGATGAAAATAAAAAAAGCTAAAGACAGTTATTATGAGATAAAAAAAATATGCAAAGATTTAAAAGAAAAAAACCTTAAAAAAAGAGTAAGGGAAGAAGGTAGGTTTGAAGATGTACCTAAACATATTTCAGACAAAGACAAAGAAGGTAGGGTATTTCATAATTGTTATATGGATTTTTATTTGTCAGTAAAACATGAATTTGACCAAGCTTTGTTTTCACAGCCATCTGGGGTAACAGCTACCAATAAAAACTATGATTATGCTAATGCTAAATTTATTCAACAACTAGATAAGGTTTAATTTATAGGGGTACAATCATACTAGACACATGGTTTACCCCTACTGTATGGCTCTTAAATCAAGCCTAAAATGTAGGAAAATTAAAAATATTGTGGATTTTTAGAAAAATATTAGATAAATCTTAATTACCTCACTAAAGGGAAATTAGGAAATGGCAAGACCAAAAAAATATAATATCAAAGAAAATGAAGTAAAAAAATTAGCATCATATGGCTGTAGTAACGTAGAAATAGCAGACTTTTTTGGTTGTGATGAAAGCCTTATCAGAAAGAGTTATTCCGAATTTCTGACAAAAGGTAGAGCAGACATGAAAATAAAACTTAGAAAGTTGCAATGGAAGTCAGCAGATAAAGGTAATGTTACAATGCAGATATTTCTAGGTAAGAATATTTTAGGGCAACAAGATAGGCTAGAAACAGCAGAATTAGATGAACCTTTAGTTTGGTCTGCTGATTAATGCCATTAACAAATCCTCAAAAGAATGTAATACAAGATGATTCAAGGTTTAGAGTTCTTATTACTGGTAGAAGATTTGGTAAAACATTTGTAGCAATTAATGAAATAGCTAAATTTGCAAGTATTCCTAATAAAAAAATATGGTATGTCGCACCCAGTTATAGACAAGCAAAAGCTATATGTTGGGGTGTATTGAAAGAAAAGATGATTTATCATAAATGGGTAAAAAGTATAAACCATAGTGATTTAACATTAACATTAAAAAATAATAGCCAGATTACACTTAGGGGGTCAGATAACGAAAGTAGCCTAAGAGGTGTTGGGTTACACTTTATAATTCTTGACGAATTTCAAGACATCAACAAAACAGCTTGGTATGAGGTTCTTAGACCTACATTATCAGATACTAAAGGTCATGCTTTATTTTGTGGTACACCAAAAGGTTTTGGTAATTGGTCTTATGAATTATATAAACAAGCTGAAAGCAACAAAGAATGGAAAAGTTTCCAATATACAACTTTAGATGGCGAACAAGTATCAGAAGATGAAATAGAACAAGCTAAACAAGATTTAGATTTAAGAACATTTCAGCAGGAATATGAAGCTACATTTGTTAATTATTCCGGTATGATATATTACAACTTTAGTAGGGATAAAAATATAATTGAGAAATATAATAAAAATCAACAGTTCCTGCATATTGGTTTAGATTTTAACGTAGACCCTATGTCTGCTGTAGTTTGTGTAGTAGAAAAAGACATTGTTTTTGTAATAGATGAAATACAAATTTATTCATCAAATACCCAAGAAATGTGTGAAGAAATAAAGAATAGATACAATAATAAAAATATACTTGTTTACCCAGACCCTAGTGCCAGACAAAGAAAAACAAGTGCAGGTGGATTTACTGACATAAGTATATTGAAAAATGCAGGATTTGATGTAAGATGTAGAAACACAGCACCTATGGTTAGGGATAGGATTAACTCTGTTAATTCACGATTAAAAAATGTTAATGGTAAAAACAATCTGTTTATTGTAAAATCATGTAAGAATGTGATTAAGTCAATAGAAAGACAGATTTATAAAGAGGGAACACACATTCCAGATAAAGGTGGATATGACCATATGAATGATGCTCTAGGTTATTTTATTGAATATACTTTTCCACTTAGAAGGGATTTTGTGGCAACCCCTCAAAAAAGGTGGAGTTAATGGACAAAGAATTTCTACACAGTAAACATGACTTATGGCATTCAAATATATCTAACTGGGAGTTTTATATTCGCAGTTACTTAGGTGGTAACGATTATAAAAATGGATATTACCTGCACAGATATATTTTAGAAACACCAGAAGAATATGATGCTAGGATAAGGCATACCCCAGTAGATAACCATTGCAAAAACGTAGTTCAAATATATACAAGCTTTTTATGGCGAGTACCACCAACAAGAGATTATGGTGATTTAGATGGTGATTTACAATTAGCTTCATTCTTAGAAGATGCTGACTTAGATGGTAGGAACTTCAATACTGTTATGAGGGAAGTTCAAATGAATGCTAGTATCTATGGTAACTGTTGGGTAATCGTAGATAAACCACAATCAAATGCCAAAACAAGAGCAGAAGAATTAGCCCAAGATATTAGACCTTATGTTTCAATATATACACCAGAAAACATTGTTAACTGGAATTATAAGAGGTCAGCTAGTGGTAGGTTTTATTTAGATTTATTAGTAGTTATTGAAGATATAAATGCAGATAGAGCAATCATCAAAGTATTTACTGAAGAAGCTATAATGACCTATGAATTTGAAGATTATAGCGAAGAATACACAGATAAAAAACCTAGACTGATTGAAGAAATACCAAATCCCATTGGCAAAATACCTGCTGTAAATGTTTACAATCTTAGAGGTGCAAAAAGACCTATTGGAATCAGCGACTTAGCAGATGTTGCTTACCTACAACAATCAATTTACAACGATTATTCAGAAAAAGAACAGTTAATTAGATTAGCAAACCACCCAAGCTTAGTGAAAACACCTAATGTTGAAGCTAGTGCAGGTGCAGGAGCAATAATAGAAATACCAGAAGATTTAGATTCAACTTTAAAACCTTACATAATCCAACCAAGTGGACAAAACTTAGATGGCATAATGAAATGTATTCAAAACAAAGTTGATGCCATTGATAGAATAACACACATGGGTTCTGTAAGAGCAACTGGTAACCAGATAGCTAGTGGAATAGCATTACAGACTGAATTTCAACTTTTAAATGCTAGATTATCAGAAAAAGCAGACTATTTAGAAAATGCTGAAGAACAAATTTGGGGTTTATTTGCTAAATGGCAAGATAAAGAATGGAATGGTAAAGTTAATTATCCAGATACATTTGATATTAGAGACTGGGCTAATGACCTACAATATCTACAAATGGCTAAAGCTAGTGGCATAAAATCCGAAACATTTAACAAGGAATTAGATAAACAAATAGCTGAAGCTGTTATTGATGATAGTGAAATGATGAAAACCATCAATGATGAAATAGATAGTGCCAGAACTGTTAGAGGGCAATTCACAACCACAGAAGTAGAAGGGCAAACAGTTGAAGAAGAAACGTAAAATTCGTAGAGTTCCTAAAGATAAACAAACTGGTATTCCAAAAAAATATCTTTCTGGGTTAAAGGGTGCAAAAAGAAATGCTAGGGCTATTTTATTGAAACAAGTTAGTTCTTTATATAAATCTGGTGCAAGAATACCTTTGGCACTACTAAGGCGAAGGAATAGAGCATAATGGCAGTTAGAAGAAAACCTTTATCGGCAAAAACATTAGCAACACTTAGAGCAAAAGCAAAAAAATCTAAATTATTTAGCCTTGCAGATTTAAAAGCTTCTTTTCGTAGAGGTCAAGGTGCATTTCTTTCAGCAGGGAGCAGACCAAGAATACCAATGAATGCTTGGGCAATGGCTAGAGTGAACAAATTAATTAGTCGTGGAAGGTCTGGCACTTTTGATAAGGATATTATCAGACGAGCCACGAAAAGAAAAAAGAAATGATTATATGGAAAAAGAAAAAACTAAATTATGTATTAGGTGCAAAGTTGCACTTAAAAAAACCGAGTTAAAAGATGTTTATAAGTGTATCGCTTGTGGAATGATAACAAACGAAAGATTAGATGATAGGCAATGGCTAAATACAGAGGAAAAGACGTAAAACTAAATAAACCTTTTAGACTATCTACAGCAGAATCTAAAAACAAAAAGTTTGGTGTTTATGTCAAGAATAAGGCAACTGGTAATATTAAGAAAGTTACTTTTGGTGCTAGGGGTATGTCTATAAAGAAAAACATACCTGCAAGGCAAAAATCATTTTTAGCTAGAATGGGTGGTGTTTTAAAAGAAGTAAAAGGGCAAAAGACACTTAGTCCTGCATACTGGTCTATAAGGGCATGGAAAAAAGACTTTCCATTGTAAAATATGTCCAGAATTTTAGAAAAATTAGCAGACGAACATGAACAAAGAATAATCAATGTCTTATACAAGCTAGAAGAAGATGTTGTTAAGGAAGTTACAAGAGCCACAAAAGGGCAGTTGGTATCTCAAAGACTAGCAATACAATTACAACCCCAAATTAGAAAGTTAGTAGCTGATAACTACCTCAATGAAGCCGATATAATTATCAATGAGGAATACAATAAGATAGCCAAAGAGGTATTAGACACTTTTGGTGAAATGCCTATTCCTAAGAAATTTAAGAGCCTTACAGAAGTAGATTTACAGACAATAAATGCTCTAAAGACACAATCATTTAGTGGATTTGAAGATATAGCTGAAAGATTTTCTAAAGTTATCAATGATGAAATATACCAAAGCACAATAGCAGGTAGACCATTTGAGGATATGGTAAGCAATATCAAATCACACATAAATGGGGTGTATAAAACATCAAACACTGCTGAAATAAACGAATTAGTTGATTTTATTAATGAAAATAAGTTTGATAGCACTAAAAAAGCCCAAGTAGAAGATGCTGTAAGAAAATTACATACACAATATGCTTCTGATAGGGCAGGAAACAATCTTAGACGTTATGCAAGTCAGATAGCACATGATTCAGTAATGCAGTTTCATGGGCAGTTTACAGTGGCTAAAGCAAAAGAAGCAGGGTTAAACCATTACAGATACACTGGTACTTTAGTAAGGGATAGTAGACCTTTTTGCCAGAAT